CTCTTCTTCAATACCTATACTTTGCAAAAATAAATCAAACGAATGACAAAAATAATATCTCATATGTGCATCCCATTTTTTAGCATCTATGGGTATCATTCGATCGTTACCTCCCATTTCTTTCATTTTCATATACAGTTTTACCCACGAAAAACCATGTGGATTAATACCTACATAAGAATCTCCTGACCCATCATGTTTTTTGACTTCTTCCAAAAAAGTCATCAGATATATTCTTGATTCTATAAAAGATGCCTTTGCTGCGTTACAAAAAAGTCTTGGTGCTTCATCCTTTGGTGGTTCTCTCAATTCATCTTTTGGAGTCACTGTAAAATAAAAGGGAGGTACTTTGTGTTTAACATAATAATTCCTTTCCCGATATTCCAACAGTGACTCAAACTCTGAAGACAAATAAAGATCTTCTGTTCCTTCTTTCTTGAGAAACATCGTAGTTAAATCCTCACTAAATTCTGAAAAACCTAAACCTGAGGATGTGCCAGTATCTATCCTCCTCGCATATTGACTTCCTAATATCCCATTTAGTGCTTCGTGTATAGTGGCCTTGCGCACACTTTGCACATCAAAATCCTTATGTAATATTCCTTTCCACATTTTCATATCTGCTAAATCTATTTGGACTGGAGGTACATTACGACCTTTATAATGCTGAGCCAGCGAAGTTGCTATTGGATCAATTACTTCACCTCCTGGTTTAGTAAACTTCCTCAACTTAGCTGGTACTTTTTTTGTAGTAAACAAAGGTCTTATCAATTCTCCTGCATATTGAAATTCATGATGTAAATCCGTTTTGACCAAGGATGTTTGAGTGGGAACAAATATAGTGTGAGGTTTCTGCTTTTCTATATTTATAACTTGAGCTACTACCTTTAAGCCATCTATGTGATTTTCTGGATTGTCGAACGCAGGAACAACTTGAAATTGTTTTACTCTTTTGGGTGGGAAGATGGATTCTACAGTAGGTTCTCCTGGTTGATAATGCCCCTGTCCAGAAGGGTCTGGTACCGATTGAAAATCTTCTAAAAAG